TGTATGTATTGCTACACCTGCTTTACTAGTTCCAATCTGTTTACCTAAGTCAGTATCTGCATCAACTGAGTATGTAACAGTGTTTGGTGTAAACACGTATTTGTTTCCTTGTTTGCTTGGAGTACCTGTATATAATAAATCACCTTTGAGATAACCTGTCATTGATTTTGGTGTCTGTGCTTCTAATGGTGCCCATAGTGCTTTGTACATGTTAATTAATTCTGTACGATCGCCGCCTCTCATTTGCATTACTTTTTCTAGCTCTTCTGGAGAACGTGCTAGTCCTTGATATGTTTTAGCTGTAAAGCCTGACTTATCTGTTAATACAAACTGGCCATCTTCATCACGTCCAAATATAATTGCTGGCTTACCGTCCCATTTAATTGTAATGTCTTTGGCTTTTTGCGGTAATGTTTTTAAATCAGTAACAGCTTTTAATGCACCTTGGCTTCCACTATCAAAGATCATATCTTCAGGATGTTCAATACGAGCCGCTTCTGTAATAACCTGCATACCTTGATTAATAAGTCTATCTCTTGTACGAGCAATCCAATTAACTTCTGTTGATTCAAATTGTAGTCCATCCTTAGCAAAGTATTCTCTTGCGTCTGCTACTAGTTCTTCATAGTCGTTGTTCTTTTGTGCTTGTGCAATAATTGTTTCTACACTTGCTAGATCTTTACGTGTTCCGCCTATTAGCATTTTTGCAATTTCATCTGGATCATTTGAAATAACTTTATTTGTTTCTCTTGATACTAGTCCGTATTTGTATGACCATTTCATACCTCTTGCTTTGGCAATGCTAGCTAATAGTATTGCACGGTGTACACCTTTAAATTCTGAATCAGAACTTGCATTTAATGCAAATTGTTGCCATTTAGGATCACCAAACATAAAGTCAACTTGCACATATCCGTTCATTGGATCACCGTTGATTGGGCACTTATAATGGACTGAGTCGCCTGATTTAGCAACGTCCTGGGGACTTGCACCTTTTGCAATTAATTTGTTGTATACTTCATCTTTGGTATGTTTTTTTGCATCTACTGCAAGATCTAAGTCACCTGATGTAGGTTTTTTGCCTGTTGACCCTAGCATGTTATCTAGTAGGGAAAGTCCTGTTAACGATTCTAAATACTTAACAGTGGGCTTAACGTCGACAAGATTGATACGTTTAGTTAACGCTGTACCTTTCTCATCTTTAAATACGTTTCCGCCTTCGAGTATTTGCATGTTATTCTACGCCCAGTTTTTTAACAAGCTCATCATATCCTGGATCGCCTTGTTTTATTTCTTGTCCGCACACAAATAATGAATTACCAATTTGTTTTGTTGGTTGGTCACATATTTGTTTGCCGCCAGCAACTGGTTTTTGTTGTGTAGATTTTGCACCTGGGTCTAACTGCATCTTACGTGTTTGGTTAAGAATTGCAGAAAATGCTTTTTCTAACTTAGTAGTATCTTTAGGATCTTGAGCAAGTTGTCCAATAAAAGCATTGACGCTTTGCTGTATCGGGCCAGGTGCAGTATTTAAACTATACCTTCCGAATAATGATTGATCAATCCAATTACGTAAATGTGTTTTAACTAGTCCTGGTTGTATTTCGTTGTAGTCATTTGCGGCTTCTAAACCAGCAAGGTACTTTTTCCAGGCACGTGCACCAAGTACACCAGCTTGCTTCATTGCCTGAGCATTTTGGTATCTACCAATTTTACCTTTAAGGTTATCTAGTATACCTTCTTGAACAATTTCATTAATCTTCATCTTTACGTCTCACTGATCGGGAAAACTTTTTAGGGTCTCTTGATTTAATTGCGTTAACAAACTTACGCTGTAAATCTTCTGCCGCTTCAGAATCGTATAGATTATCAATCTGTTCAAAAATATTGATAGCAGATTGAATAATGTTATTAGCACGACTTTCCACTAAGTGGTTTCTGTCTTTGCTAATGTGCATTGAGCTCAGTTCATCTAAAATACTTTTTGTTTTACGTTGCATAAGTTAAGTTTCCGTTAGTGATAGTATTTATCAGGAACCGCACACATCATTACATATCAGTAAGCGGCCTTGTTTAAAGTCTTCAGTGTTCCAACTCTGTTCTATTATATTAAACCACCCAATGCTTTCTTCTAATGAAGTTTCTAAGGCATTGTTAGGTTCAATAATATTTTTTAACTGTTTATTAACTACTTCATAGTACTGACCGTGTCCGTATGTTCTTGGATAAAAGCCAGTATAACAACAAGGATACACTTCACCTGTTGATGTTACATATATTGATTTACTTTTCTTTACTTCGCAGGTTATTTGTTTAACTTTGGGGTCAAGATCTTCTAACAATACTTGATCAGTTTTTTTAGATTGTAATAGCTGTTCAAAATTAATCTTTTTAGGTGTGCCCAACAGGTTAACTACCTTGCCTTTTTTATCAACAGCAATACCAGTGTCTCTACCTTGGTCTGTTAATGTAAAATTACTAAATCCAAGTTGCTTGCTCAGTTCTCGGCAAGTTTTAATTTGATGCTGATTATGATCAAATGGAATCATCTTCCATGTAGCTTGACCACCTGCTTTAATAAAAGTCTTAGCATTTTTTAACACTGTTTCGTACACAGTGTCTTGTCTGTATATTGAATGTGTATCAGCTAGTCCGTCTAATGCAAACAGTACGTGAGCATCTAACTCAGCTAACTGTTGCCAAAACTGTTTACTTCTTGCTCCGCCGTTGGTGTTTATTTTTATTTCTAGGTTGGAATTATGTTGTCGAAAGTATTTGACTATTGCCGGAGTTTCTGTATTCATAACACAGTCTCCAAAGTTACCATTGATCATTATTCCTGTTAACTGTTTTACAAAGTTGGGTTCAAATATCTTTTTAACATCTTCAAGTGTGAGGTTTCTTTCTATATATCCATCATTATAGGGGTAACCGTGGAAGTTACGAGGGCATAGTGGACAACGAGCATTACATAGGCTAGATATTTCTAAATGCAGATGCCTGACGTCTTTGATACTATACATCTAATATTACTTGGATTTTAAGTTGCCTAACATCTGTTTCAATTTGTTACTTTGTACTTCGCCTGTAACTTTAGGTTGCTCACCTTCTACATTTGCTACAGGCTGTTCGCCAACTGTTGTAGTTGTTTTAATTGATTTCATCAAGTCACTTGGTGCTTGTCTAGTATACCCTTCTTGTGCTTCTTCACCTAGGTCTGTTATTCTTAAACTTTCTAAATTAAACTCTAGATCTACTTTACTGCCAACACCAGAACTTGATCTAGTTTTCATTAACTGTATTTGATATCTTCCACGTTCTCGCATTGCACGACTTGTAAATATACCAAACACATTATCAGCTGTATTAATTTTACTTAACCCACCTGCAATGTGACTATGATCAAACTCTACTTCTTCTACTGCTCCTCTATTTAACTGCGAAGCTGTAACAAATATAACATCTAATTCTTTTGCCAAGTTTCTTAATTCTTCTGATACGTATTTGTCTTTAACAAATAAATCATTTGGGCTAACTTTAGCACTCACAGGCATAATCAAATCTAAATAGTCAACACATAAAAAGTCTGTCTTCTTACCTGTCTGTACTTCTAGTTCTTTCAAGTATGCTCTAATGTCATTAACGTTTGATTGTGCTGGCATATATTTGATGTGTAGTTTACCCGACTTCTTACCAACTAACTTAACTTTCATTTCAACATCTTCAAGTTTCTTAAATATTTCTTTTGATGATGTGTTAGTCATCATACTATCAATACGCATTGCACACAGTCCTTCACTTAGCTCTAAGGATATGTACACACCGTTAAGTCCTTGCTGACTCCAATTTACTGACAAGTTCTGCATAACCAAACTCTTACCTGATCCTGATCCACCAGCAAATATCTGTAGCTCACCTCTGTTAAATCCACCATACAATGGTCTATCTAACATTGGCCAACCTGTTGATACTTGTCCGTTTTTACTTTTAAGTAATTCTAATCTACCTTTAGGATCATCAAAGTAATCTGTACCCATGTCTTTAGTTAAACTAATCTGCACTGCTTCTTTGATTAGTTTTTCTACTGGGTTGTAATTACCTTTTTCTAATAAGTCTGCACTCTTAAGAATAGCACGTTCTAGTTCTTGACGTCTAGTAAAGCCTTCAAACTCTTCAAAGAACCAACCATAATGCTCTTCAGTTAAGTCAGGCACATGTTGCATCTGCACATTTGTAACTGCTTTTACTTGTTCAAGTGTAGGAATGCTTTTATGATTCTCTATATGTTCTTTAATGAACTCAGCTACACTTTGTAAACTACGATCAAAGTTTTCTGGATTATAAATGTTCTGCACACGCACATAGCTTTCAGCGTCCTGGAGCATCATCTCCAAAAACAGTTTTTGCATTTCTAATGTGTATTCTTTATTGTTTTCTTTTGCCATATGTTTAATTATACGTTATTTGACTTTTTTAACAAGTTTTCTTTTTGCCAATTCAATTTTAATTTTACTAGTTTCTCTAGTGTTCATAATAGTTATCAATGTACCTAATTTGCCATAATGTTTTACAGCATCATTTACGTCTTTGATATGTTCAGGCCAGTCTGGAATACTTACTGCCCATCCTAGTTCAACAGCACGATCAATTAGTTTTAGCCCAGCTTCATCTTGATCTGGCACTACTGTTATTTGTTTGTGTTGCTGTTTTATAATCTGTGCTTGTTTGTCATTGACTGTGTTGTGCAAAACTGCTACTGCGTTAATACTCAACGCATCAAACAATCCTTCTACTACAATTAACTGTGTCCAGTGTTCTTGTTGTAGATCAAGACCAAACACATAACCTGGTTGTTGTTCATTGATAAACTTTGGAGTACGATTATCTAAATATCGACCAGACCATCCTACTACATCACCTTCGTAAGTATACGGAACTACAATACGTTTTGCGTTACGACCTTTTTCATCAGGACTTATCATGTAGGGATAATCTTGCCAATCAATCTTTCTATCACGCAGGTATTCTATAAATGTATTATCACTAGTTTCTAACAAGCGTAGCTCTTTAGGTAATTCTTTGTGTTCAAATGTAACCTTAACTTCTACACGCTTTCTTGTTTCTACTAGCTCTGCTAGATCCTTGTGTTTTAGACTTTCTAAGTTTATACCTGATATTGTATTTTGATCTAAGCCCATCCAACCTAACAGCTTACGTGCTTTATAGCTCAATGTACGTCCTAGTTTAAAACTTGCTTTGTATCCACAATTGAAACAGTGATATGACCAATCATCGCCGTTTTGTTTAATGCCCCCACGCTGTCTTTTATCTTGATTCTCACCATTATGTGTACAACAGACAGCATTAAAACTTACCCAACCAGAGGCAGTTCTTTTATGCTTACTAGGAATAACAGTCGTAATATCTAACATTAAGTTAGTATAACATCATTTATTTTGGATAACAACTCTTTTGATACGATAGAATGCCCAAGTTCATTTGGATGATTTCCTGGTGCGTGTATTTGATTAACGTCTGGTCTGTCTAACAGTGTTCCTTGCATATTCTGATCAGGCCATAACAGTGTATCACAGCCATTGATCACAGTTTCTGGTTCATATAAGTTAAATTGTACTAGTGGAATGTTTTTAATTTTAGCTAAGCCGTCAAACAAATAAACTGCCTGTTGATAGTTATACTGTGATAATTTATCGTCTTCACTATAAGCGACATAGTGTTTGCCAAACTTTTGCCATTCAGGACTGATACTGTCGCTACCAAAGTTTATCCAAGTAGAATGTATAAACTTATTCCATTCAGGATCATCTCCCATATGTTCATGTTCTGGATTATACCAAGTTTGTCTATTAGGTGATGTTAGTCCAATAACACAGAGTGTATCGGTCCAATCTCTATTTTCTAAAAACCAAAGGAAAGTCCAAATTGCAGACTGCAGACTACCACCTGGGTGACCAAAATTTTCATAAGGTACACCAAGTTCTTTTGCAATTAGGCCTGAGAAGCAATGACTGAGTCTATAATCATTATTGTAGTGATCACAACACTCCCACTCTGGATGAGCAGGGTCAATTAATTCATCTCCATATACCCAACTATCACCAAATACTGCTAGTTGTTTTATATTCAATTTATCTTATTTTTATACTTGCTACTGAACCCGAAGTTTCTGTAATGTTTAATCTTAAGTACGGATGAAATCCATTGATATTTATATAGCCTGTGTCTGAGCTTGAAGATAATGATACTGCTGACTCAACATCATACCATTGACCTGAATCGTCAACAGCACCCTCTACCTGTAAACTACCTGTAAATGCAGTAGGTGTATATTGAAGTGTTATCAAGCCTTGATCGTTGCCGTTCCAGGTACTTGAATTGTATGTTGTATCGTCACCGTGATCTGGAATAGTAACTGCACGGCTTGCAGTGTGTTTTGGTAATACTGAATCTAATATTTGACAAGTACCGCGGGCATTGGCATCGTCATCAACAAATGTTGGATCATAAGTAGAACTTGATGTTAATTTACGTTCTAAACTGTATTGTGCATTCTGTGTTGATACTGTATCGAGCTCAGCTTCTGTTATAGTAACTTTGGCTTTACCTTTAACTGCGTCAAGCATTTCTAAATCTTTAGCCAGGATAAGTTCTTCACCCTCTCTATCAATTAATCTAAATGTTACAGTTGTATCTGTTAAATTTACAGCCTTTTGATCCTGGTTTTGAAATCTAAAAGTTAAGACTGTGTCTGTTCCTTTATGTAGTTTTAAATCTTTTGCGTACACGGGTGCCCACCTCACTTGAGTTATTTCGCTATTGGTATAATCGTTTAATATTACCAATTGATTCTGTTGATATAAATAGACTTGAGTATTATACATTGTACGTATATTTATCGTAAACTATTAATTAATTTTATGTCAAGCGACTTTTTTAAACAGCTATCAGAGAAGTATCCATTTATCACTGTTGTGATGTACGGTCGTGCCGAATATGTAGGCATAGTACAGAACCGTGATCAAATAGTAACTACTATGTATGACTTTGGTCGTATAGTAGATCTGGATCTTAAACAAACATTTTTACAACTTGCAGAAACTTGGTGGTGGGAATCAAACAGAAGTATTCCAATCAACATATTCTTACGTGAAGAATGGGCTCAGTTTAAACCTTATTTGCAAACATTTATTAATAAAGATTTAGAAATACTATACGGACCTGCTACATCATTAAATGAACTTGCTAAGAAACGTACTAAGAAAAAATCAATTACACTAGTACGCAGAATGTAATTAAATATCTCCACCCAAATCACTAAACCACTGTTCTAATTCTTGCCTTGTAGTCCAATAATATTCATCGTATTGTTTCCAAAAAACATCTTGATTATGTCTACGTTCGGGTCTAGTATCTATATCCCATTGATGTAGTCCGTACTCTTTTTGTATTTTGATTTGCTCTATGCAACCTTTGAGTCTGTCTTGCCAATCTTCTCTTGTAGTCCACTCCCATTTAGGAACTTCATATCCTAGCTTACGTAATTCTTCATAATGGTTAGCACTGCCTAGTGTAATCCAATTGTGATTAGCAATAATAGGCTTCCAGGTTTTTTCAGTAAAGAAACTATAACGGTGTAACACAGTTGACTCAGCTTGTAAGCTAAAGTAAGTGTCAAAGTATTGTTGTGTTATACATTCACCGGCGTCCCAACGTTGCCAATCTATTAAACTTTCAAATGTAATATCATTCTTTTCAAATTCCCTAGGTAGTCGTCTGCCCTCTGTGATATGAGTCCACAATGCTGTCTCTAATAAGCCTTCTTTCTCAAGTTGATTTATTAATTCTATTCTGTGTGTTCTTGGTCTGTTGTTTAGGAATAAGAAATCATAATCTCTTTCGTGCCTACTGTAAGCAATATGTTTGTTATGTTCGTTAACTTCAGCAGTTTTATACATCATATAATTTGTATTAAAATTATTGATTGTCTCTGGTAGCTCGCCAGAAGAGATCGTTGCGTAGCGACCTTCTAAGGCACCTTTAAGTAGTCCTTGGTTGTCTAGCATACGCATAAATGTATCGCCACCTTCGACTAGATTTTCTAATATAATAGTAGCATTTGATTGTTTGATGTAATCTAAAAAGTACGTGTCATCATACTTGATTGGAATTATTTGTATTGTATTGTCAGGCAGTGTTTTGAGATATTCTACTGAGTAGTATCTTTCTTCACGGATGTCACAGACATCACGTATTGTGCTATCCTTGTGTACGTAGACTTTCATTGACTAGATTCATATGCAACGCAACCAATACAGCATAACTGACTGCATGTGCTTTTTTAAAATAGTAACTACCGTCATCTGGTACTGTCCAAATGTCTTTACTGATTTCGTTCCAGTCTTTACCTAACAAGTGTCTTTTGCCAGGACGTATTAGTGCTAAGAACATAGCCATTCTTGGAATTGAATTTACTTCCATATCTTTAATCAAATCATAATGATTACCAATATGTATAATCTTTTCTACAAAGTCCTTATCTTTTAATAATCCCCAATCAGGTTCTTGTGCTAACAATTGATCATACTGTGTTTGATCTTTAATTAACTTGTAAACATTAACATTAAGAAAGTCAATTTTAACATATCCTCGTTCAGTTGCTGTTTCATAGTCTATACTTGCACAGTCATTGATTGGATCATAGGGAACTTCTGTTACATACACACCAGAGTTATGTTTACGCACACCATCTTTGTGTTCTTGTCGTGCAGACACATGTTTGATATGTTTTAATATATCTTCTCTATCTGCAAAATCTATATCTATGTCTGCATCAAACTTCATTACCAACCTGCCTGTTTTAACATTTCTTTAACATACTCTGTATCACCTGGATAGTCTTTTAGTTTTTTAGCCCATCGTTCTGGATCAATAAATTCATATACTATCTCTAACTGCTCTTGGCTTAGATTTTCTAAAAATTCATGCCCCGAATCACAATTAAAAATAGTCCATCCTGTTACACGACCTGTTGTAATAAAATGACATATCTTATTTGAATTACCGTAACGTAAAAAGTCGTCTGTTGGATTAGTTGTATCATATGCCCAGGCAACTCCTGTTTCTAATGCACGAGCCATTGCATCTGTTGCTGGTTCTCTATATACCCAGTCACCTAAGAATTCTGCATACAGTTTATCACTGCCCCAATGATCAATACGTTTGTTATTTTTTAATAACCAATCAGCAAAACGTTCTGCATTAACTACTCTTGCATTAACACAATAGTGACCAAACTTGATAAATGCTTTATAGTATGCTGATGTTGCAAAGTCATCAAACGTTTTTTGCTTTGCTGAACCTTGTGTCATTTCATAAAAGCGTAGAAAGTTAGTAAAGCCTATACGACTTGCTGGTGAATCTTTGTCTTGAAAACGTTTCTTTTGTTCACAGACGTGGACGCTTAGAGTATTCTCTCTAGCAAATTCTCGCTCACAAAACTTACACTTATAAGTCTGCTTTAATTCGTTTGTCGTCCCAGCCATGTTCTTTTGCCAACTCTTTAAGTTCTTTTGGTTTTAATAATGATAACAGTAAGTCCATTTCATCTGATTTCATGTTAGGATATAGTTCACTAACAAATTTCCTTACTTTACTTGATGGTGCTTTGCCTTCTTTCTTTTTAGCCGCTAACCAATAGTGAAACTGTTTGCCCATACTTGGACTAACTGCTGTACACATTAACCATTGTAGTTTTGTATGTTTGTTTAAATCAAAGAAGTGCTTGTTGACATACTTATTAGTTGCCATTAAATAGTATGCTTGTAGATCTCCGTTACCACCTACACTTGCACCATAACGCAACATCAAATATGTTGAAAACTTTTTCTTTTGTTCATCAGTAAATTTATCATAGTAGTCTCTGTCTTTACGATCAAAGGCCGCCATTTCATTACCAATGTATAGTGGATCCGTATTTGCCATTACACTACCATATGATATTGTACAACTTCACAGTTACGTGAAATATCTTTTACAAAATATATACAGTCAGGTTCTTTTTCATCACCCAACGGTATGGTTAACATCTGCCCGTTCTTAAGTTTCGGACAGTACCAGTTAACATCATTATAGACATCTACAATCTCAATGTCAAGAAAGGTTCCTCTAAATCCTGTTAGTGGATTAAACTGAAACGCTTTAAATCCTCTGTCGTTGATTGCAGTCAATGGTAATACTTCTAAGTTTCCGCAGTCTGGTTCACCAATTAATATTTGCCAATCTACAGGCATCTTAATTTCATGCTCGCCTATACGCAATACTAATGCAGGTGAGTTGAATGATTCTAAAAAGATTAAAGGAATCCAATGATGATCAGGATTAGCCGGGTCTGAATTATCTAATACTGAAAAACGCATGTCTTCTACTTCTTCAGGTAGTGTGTCTAATTCATATCTAATGTTGTCTAGTGTTAATATTCTCATATAGTTATTATACTGTCCTCATTGATGATTGTCAACTTATCCTTGCCAATCTGTTTTTTCTATAGTAAATGGATAGTTTGCTTCTCGATAAAATTGTTTACGTTTAGTTAAATGTCTTTTAGCAAATTTGCATGTGGATGTTATATCCCAGATTTGAACAAAATCTTTATCTTCAGCTTTTCTGATACCTCTACCGATTGACTGGATAACTCTGACGAAGCTCTTGCCAGGCTCGACGAGGATGAGGTTGAAAATTCTAGGTATATTAATGCCCACAGCGGCCACGCCATAAGTAGCAATAATAACCTTACCGTCCATAGTTGCAATTTCGTCATATTCGTCTTTCCTTGCTTGTGCTTTAGTTGCACCTGATACAAAAACTGAGTCAGGTATCTGTTCACTAAGAGCTTTACCTGGTGCTATCCTATCTACCAGCACCAAAGTATTTCCACTTTCTTTAATTGTTTCAATTAAGCTAGCAACATATTTGACTCTCTTTTCTGTTTCTAACAAATATTTTAGTTCATCTTGATATGATTTGTATTCAACATGATCAACTAGCTGTACTACATTAACATGACATTGAGCTAATACACCCTCTTGTTGTAATTCATTTGCACTTAGTCTGCCTATAACATCACCTAGGCTACACTTTAAACTCATAAACTCATATTCTTCTTTTGGCACTGTGCCTGTTAGTCCCCAACGAATAGGTATTTCACTCATTGGGCCCGTTAGCAAAGTCCTTAACGCATCTGCTTTGGCCATGTGTACTTCATCTACCATGATGCAGACAACACCTTCAATAAACTCATCTATTGTGATGTCAATATCTTTAGCACGAGTTTTTTTCATCATGATGTTTAAGCTCTGCCAAGTACAAATAGTATGTGTCTTGCCAAACTCTTTACGATCGCCAAAGAACACTCCTACATCTAATCCCATATTGATATAGTCAGCTTCTGTTTGTGTAACAAACAGAA